AGTAGCTCAGATGAAGAGTCTATTGCACCAACTGAGTATGCTTACTTATTAGAGATACCTTTGAGTCCTTATGTACCAAAACCAACACCACCACTTTTTGAAGCATAAGTAGAAATAGTTATATTTTCTAGGTTGTGTCAATAATTTTTACTATATTATTATATATATTTATAAATGATAACAATGGACACAACTACAATAACACTAGCAATTTTTATAACAGGAACAATTTTTACTATATTTGGATACTTTTTAAAAATCATCCACGGAGATGTTAGAAAAAGTACAGAAGAATTAGGTAAGTTAAAAGGTAAAATAGAACTAGTACAACAAGAGACACAGATAAAGTATCAAGCATTGCAAGAACTTACTCAGCTTGAGATAAAAAACTTAGCAAAGAATGTAGGTGAATTATCAGATGCAGTTAAGATGTTTGTGTTAAACAGATAAAATGAAAGAATTAAAAAAAAGATGGTTTGCAAAGACTCCAAAGTTTTGGAAGAAAGTAAGAAATATTGCAATTACCCTAGGTGCAGTTGCAGGAGTAATTTTAACAGCTCCAGTTTCATTACCAGCAGCAGTAATTACAGCAGCAGGTTATTTAGCTACAGCAGGAACAGTAGCAGCTACATTATCTCAATTAACAGTAGAACAACCAACAAGTAATAACTTATAATGAAAAACCTACCAAAAGAAGAGTTATTAAGTAGGTTAGAAGCAATTAATAGAAGTAATGCTATTATCTACTTTGACCTTGCTGGTATTATACTAGGGGTTAATGACATTTTTTTGGAGGCAATGGGTTATGGTAAAGGCAACCATGATGATATCATTGGTAAACACCATAGAATTTTTGTATGTGATGATTACTCAAGATCACTTGAATATGAAAAGTTCTGGGACATTCTTAGAAGCGGTAAGTATTACACTGGTGAATTTGAAAGAAGAAGAAAGGATGGAAGTCTAATTAATCTTCAAGCAACTTATAATCCTATTTTTAATGAGGACGGTAAGATCACCAAAGTTATGAAGATTGCTACTGACATTAGTTTAATTGTCAATAGCAAAAAACAAATAGAGGCAATTAATAGAAGTACAGCTCTGATTAGTTTTAACATTGATGGATTTATAATAGAAGTAAACTCTGTATTCTTAGAAACCATGGGTTATAAAGCTAATGAAAAAGCTAAAGTCATTGGTAAACATCATAGTGTTTTTGTAAGTTATGAGTATTCTAAATCTGATGAGTATGCTAAGTTTTGGGAAAGCTTAAAAAAAGGTAAGTACTTTGATGGAATATTTGAAAGAAAAAAGGTAGATGGTTCTACTGTTTATCTTCAAGCATCTTACAATCCTGTATTTGATAGCAAAGGTAATATCACTGATGTAGTTAAAATTGCAACTGATGTTACTGCTGCTGTAAACAATGAGAGGAAAATAGAAGATCTTTCAAAGAATTTGCAAATAGAACTTGATAATTCTCAAAAGCTTAAAAATACAATAGAGATAGAAAAGGATGCAGCACTGAATGACTTAGATGTAATGATGAAGAAAAGTCAAAGTGAACTAATAAAAATCATTGTCAAAGTTGCATTATCTGTTATAGTAGGAGTTGGAGTTGTAACAACAGTATTATACTGGATGGCTATTATAACAAACCAAGATACTCAGATTATTGGATCAACATGGAGTAACATGTTCAGTGTATTATTAACAAATGCCTTCTCAATAGTTGGTACTATCATGGGTATCAAGTATGCTACTCAAGAAGGCGGTAAAGAAAAAAAATAAATTATGAAAAAGATTTTTAAAGAACTTGTCTCAGAAAACAATGAAATAAATGAGCAATCTTTTGTAGGAGTAGTAGCATTCTTTGCTATGGTCTTTATTTTAATAGTTGATGTAGTTACAGGTATTTGGGGTAAAGAACTTGTCATAAAAGAGTTTATCTTTGATGGCTTTATGATCATTACTCTTGGAGCATTTGGAATTACTACAGCAGGTAAAATTATGTCAAACAAAAAAAACAATCAAGATGAAAATAACCAAGACGGGGAAGGCGGGAATTGAAATGATTAAAACATTTGAAGGATTCAGAGGAACTCCTTACAAATGTTCTGCAGGTGTTCCTACAATTGGATACGGAGCTACATTTTACCCTGGTGGTAAAAAAGTAACAATGACAGATGCAGCTATAACAGAAGAACAAGCTGTTGAACTGTTAGCAAACATGCTTGTAAGCTTTGAGAAATATGTAGATAGTTACTGTGTAGATACTATTACACAGAATCAATTTGACGCATTAGTATCATTTGCATATAACTTGGGACCTGCAAACTTAAAAGCTTCCACTCTACTTAAGAAAGTAAATGCTAATCCAAATGATGAGTCAATCAAATTAGAGTTTATGAAATGGGTTAAAGCTGGAGGTAAAACATTAAAAGGCCTTGTAAGAAGAAGAGAGGCTGAAGCAGAACTATACTTTAAAAAATAAATAACATGCAACTAAGTAAGAATTTAGCATTAGCAGAAGTAACAAGAAGTGAAACTGCAAAAAGAAAAGGTATTAGCAATATGCCAACACCAGAACACATTGAGAACTTTAAGAAGTTAGCTGAGAATGTGTTTCAACCAATCCGTGAGCACTTTGGTGTTCCAATTCATATTTCATCTGGATATAGAAGTAAAGCTTTAAATACAGCTGTAGGCGGTAGTTTATCTTCACAACATTGTCAGGGTGAAGCAATTGATATTGATATGGATGGTACATCAATTACTAATAAACAAATCTTTGATTTTGTTAAAGATAATCTAAACTTTGATCAAATGATCTGGGAGTTTGGTACAGATACTAATCCTGATTGGGTCCATGTATCATATGATTCTTCTGGAAAACAAAGAAAACAAATTCTAAAAGCAGTAAAGCAAGGGGGAGCTACTAAATATACCCCATATAAATAAACTAAATTTTTAAAAAATGGCAAAGAAAAAAGAAGTTACAGTTGATGCGGAAGTAAAAGTGAACAACACCAAAGTCACTGTTAAGAAAGAAAAGAAAAACTTAGATGTAGTACTTGATACACCTAAAGTTGATGTAGAAGTACATGCTACAGAAACAGAACAGCATGTTAAAATTGATACTAAGAAGTTAGACATTGAAGTAACTAAAACTGCTGAAGGTTCTAAAGTTACAGTAGATGCTGATAGCAAGCTATTAGAAAAAGTAGGAACTACATTTAGCTCTTGGATACTTAAGCGTCTAGCTAAAAAAAACAAAAAATGAAGTTTAGAAACAACTGGAAAGGCTCAAGAATACAATGGGATAAGGTAATGTTTAGATTTAGAATCTCAGCATTAGATGTATTCACATTAGAAATAGATTTTTCTAGAGAGTTCTATCTTCTAACAGTTTTAAACTTTACTATTAAAAATAGATAACTATGAAAAATGGATTAAAAGGAGTTACAGATGCTACAGTATTCTGTAAGTCAATGCAAAAAGGAGGACCTGCTCCAATGATTAGATCAATGAAAAGCTATGCTGAAGGTGGTAGCACAGATACTATGTGTCCTCCAGGAAAAAAAGGATGTAAAAGAAAATCTAAATCTAGATCTAGTGGCCCATCAGAAGAAACTAAAGGTGGTATCCTAGGTACTTTAGGTGCTATGGCTGCCGGAGCTTTAGGATATGGAGCATATAAAAAATTGAGATCAAAAGAATAAACTATTACTATAGTTTGTATAGTCCAGGTATTTTCTATGCCTGGATTTTTTATTTTAAATATATCTAGTTTAAACTTTTATTGTATATTTGCTTAAACTTAAAATTAAAAACCAATGGAAAACCAACAAGAACAAATGGAGAATCTATCTCCAGAACAGCTATCTGCAAGGAAAGAAGAAATGAAACAATTCTTTGAAGATGCATTGCCTTACTTAAAAGCACAAGCTGAATATGAAAAGTTGTTAGCTGATATCTCCGAACTTAAGTTAAGAAGACTTCAATCAGATCATCAGTATGCAATGGCTATGTATCAGATAAACAATCCAGAACCATTAGAAGAAGATCTTGATGAAGAAGGTGTGGAATTAGAAGGTAGAGTTAATTCAGAAACAGCTAAAAGAAAGCTTAAAAAGAATTAATAATGGCACTTGTTAATCAGGTACAGAAGCGTGTCAAGATGCCTAAATGGGATGTTGTAAAATTTCAGATACTCACACACTGTTATATTAATCGTATAACCATGAGTGAATCTGATTTGAACTGTCTTACCTTGTTAAGTTTTAATGAACCTATAGAACTTACAAACTTTTGTTTGGATGCTTCTGCGGAAGAAGATTGGATATTTAAGTCACCACAGACTGTTAGAAACTGTATTAACAAAGCAGAGAAAAACAATCTTGTGATAAAAGATACAGATAATAAGAAATTGATTATGCTAAATCCAAACTTAATGATTCAGACTAAAGGTTCAATTTTACTTGACTATAAATTCTTAGGCAATGATACCGAAGAAGGCCAATAAGTTATATAAACAGTTGTCAGAAGACTTAAATGTTGAAGAGGATTTGATAGATAAATTTATTGAACACTACTACAAAGATATAAGGTCAGCATTGGTAAACTTAAAATATCCAAGAATAAATGTTGATGGTTTAGGTCACTTTGTAGCAAAACCCACTTTAGTAAGATCTCATATACCAAAATTTACTAAAAATTTATCTGAGCATGATACTTCAACATTTACAGCTTACCATACTAAAAAAGGCTTAGAGCTAAAGTTAGATCAACTTATAGAACTAGAACATAAAATAAGTTTAGAGGAAATAAGAAAAGAAGAATTTAAAAAAAACAAAAATGAAAGCAGTACTAAAAACAATCTGGGAGAATAGAAAAGGTATCCTAGAAGGAATTAAGAACTCAATCATTAGAGATGAGTTTGTAGAAGACATAGCACGGATGAGACATGATATCTGTGATAGCTGTGAGCACTTAGACACTGAAGGTAAAGAGTGTGCTGTAAAGAAAACACAACCCTGTTGTGCTGAGTGTGGATGCTCATTAGCATTTAAGACCCGGTCATTATCCTCAGAGTGTCCATTAGGTAAATGGGATGCTATAGCTACAGAAGAACAAGAAGATGAATTAGAAAAGTTATGATAGTATTTAATGCACATGATCATAGTTATAAAAGCCTAGATGGTGAAGCTATTGATTGGATAAGTGTAACAACACTTGTTTCCCATTTTAAAAAACCTTTTGATGCTAAAGCAGTAGCAGAGAAAGTAAGTAAAAGCAAAAGATCTAAATGGGCCGGAGTAGATCCTAAGATTATTCAGGAGATCTGGAATAATGAATCTACTAGATCTACTACTCTTGGTACATGGTATCATAACCAAAGAGAAGATGACTTGTGTGCATTAGCATCATTAAGTGTAGAAGGAACTACTATACCTGTATTTAAACCTGCAGAGGTTAGAGAAGGTGTTAAAATAGCTCCATCACAAAAATTAGAACCAGGCGTGTATCCAGAACATATGGTCTATTTAAGATCAGCAGGTATCTGTGGACAATCAGATTTAGTGGAAGTAGTCAATGGTAAAGTAAACATCATTGACTACAAAACTAATAAAGAGATAAAGAAGGAGTCATATGTAAACTGGGAGGGTATATCTGATAAGATGACTCATCCAGTAAATAACTTAGATGACTGTAACTTTTATCATTATGCTTTACAGCTCAGCATTTATATGTATATTATATTGAA